CCTGCGCCTTGAATATACGGATTCATTTCTAACCATCCGCCACCTGCAAGTGCCAAACCTGCGGCAATTCTAAATCCGCTTTTAATCATACTAACACTAGTATGTGTAAAAAACTTACCACCTGGCAATGGTGCATCTAACAGTGCCTTTGCCTTTTTAATATCTTGTACTGCTTCTTCATGTGTACTCATAGATTTCTCCTTTAGCTTATTATAAAGGTGAGAACAGGACTAGTCAATAGTCCTGTCGCTCAAAAGGTTAACGTGCAAACATATCAGGTGTAAATGTTTGTCCTTGTGCCTTTGTGTGTTGTCCAATTGTTTCCCATTCTTCTCCGGGCTTTTCATCTGAAACCATTAGGATTGCTTTAATATCTGCTCGACGAACAGTGATTTCTTTTCCGTCATCATCATCTAAAGTAATACCGCGGGTCCAACGACCGTGCTCTAATAGTATCCAATCACCTACCTTGACATCTTTTTGTTCAGGGCCAATTGCCCAAACACGAGCCCAACGGTGACGAACGCCTTCTGTTTTACCATCGTCACTTAGTATAACAATGCCGCCTTTTGAAACTCTTCCGTCAAAATTCATGTCAGTAACGAGAACGTTATCACGAATAGGTTTAAGTTTACCTTTTAATTTAGGTTTGTAACCTTCGTGCCCAATACCTTTTGATACTGCCATTATTCGTTTCCTTCCGGATCTTGATTTGAAATATCTTTTTTAGCTGGTTTAGAAACTTGAGTTTCTTGCACAATTGGCTGTGCTACCGGTGTAGATTCTACAACTGGAGCATTAACTGCCGCTAATCGATCTGACATAATTTCTTCTCGAGTTTTAATAATTTGTCCACCTGGACCTAATTTATCACCACGAGCATTTACGTTAGCATTACCAACAGCTACAGCCATTTCGTTTTGCTTAACTAACTTCATCATGTCAACTTCTTTGCCACGTGCAGATCTATAAATTTGTTTTGTTGCCATATTAATCTCCTAGATTATAGTTGTACTTATCTCAGGAATTCCTGCCAGTCTAAATTATATTTGACTGAATCTATTTGGTGTACGCCCAGCAAGTACAGTACAAAACTGGCTACACTAGATCCACGTCCTACTCCCCAAACAATACCGTTAGCATTGCAGGTATCAACAAAATGTTTAGTCCATTGTAGTAATGGGATCATGCCACGTTCTATATATGCGTTCATTTCATCCAATACTCTATCTCGTTGTTGCTGTGTAGTACAGCGGCTTAAACACCATTCTTCAACATTAAAATCTCGGTATTCTTCAGGCATGAACCAATCTGATTGTAGTGCAGAATCAAAGTCTGCAATATCAATTGAATCTAACTGTTCATTAAATCGTTGGAATGTAAAACCAGCAGTCTTTTCTAACTGCTCAATATCTTCAGTGTAATCTACTGTGATATCTTTAAGGTTGGTTAACTTTCCTTGATAAAGGAATTTGAATATATCTACTGAATTAAAAATAGGATTACCGAATTTATCTAGACGCATATCAGCATTTTAGCTGACATTTATAAGTTTGTCAAGACCTTTGTCTTTATTCATAGCCATTAATTTGTTCAAAGCGGCTTGTTGGCGTTTAGATTGCTCTTCTCTCAGACTATTAAGCATAGCAGACATTTGAGCTTGAACTCCGGGATTGTGAGTCATAAAATATTTTTTGGAAATATCTTGAATTTTGGCATCAAGTTCTTGATCCTTAAGTGATGCCAAATCGCCAGCTAACGGATGTAGTAACATTAGTATTGACCTAAATAACGAATATTAACAGTAGTTCCAGCATTTACGGTCCACGCTTCAATAACTTTAGTTGTTCCAGCTGTACCACTAGTTAAAACTGCACTAGCTGCCGCATTAACTCCACCGCCACTTGTAATTGAAATAGTTGGAGGAGTCGAAGTATATCCAATACCTGGATTAGTAATAGTTAACGCACTAATACCGCAACTAAGAACAGCACGTAATCCGTTACCAGTGCCTGTTATAGTTTCTAATTGATACAATGCACCACTTAATGGAACTGTTAGTGATCCGCATGGGACTCCAGTAAACGTTCCAACTGGACCAGTAGTAGCATTAGTTACAGTAATGGTTGTAGTTTGTGTAACACTTCCAGTTGCCGCTAAACTCATAGTAACTGAAAATACACCACCGCTAACTGAACCAACTGATGAAATTGTAGCACCAGTTGCTACACTTGTACCTGATAATGTTAATCCAACCCAACTAGATACCGCAGTATAGTAGCTAGCTGGAATATTACCAATGCTTGCATTACCGCCAATAATTTGTGCCGGGAATGAAGTAGATAATGTTGCTACAGTTAGGTATGTATTGCTGTAACCCACAACTTTAACAATATCGCCTACAGCATAACCATTTCCTGCTACGCCACCTTGAATAATACCAGCACCTGTGTAGCTTCCTTGTGCAGGACAATTTACAATTACGTTAGTAGTACTGCATGACTGAACAATCCAAACGCCGTTGTATGCACTAGGAGTTACTCCGGACACAACAATGCTTTGCCCAGGTGTATAAGGGGCAACAGGTTGACTACTAAATGTAAATGTTACAGTAGTTCCAGTACCAGAAGCTCCAGTAGTAGCAATGCTAGTACTTGCTAGATTGGCTACACTAGCAGAAACAATAGTGTATGTTGGTGTAGCTGTTGGTAATACATAATTAGTTTGAGGACTGCCGCCACTAAATCCAATAGATACAGGACTAGTATATCCTGTTCCAGCATTAGTTACAGAAATTGATGCAACGCTTTCACCGCCTAATGTAAATGATGCTGGAAATGCTGTATCATATTTTATTGATCCATTTGCAGTTGCAAATGTAGGAGACCATACACCATTAGTATCGCTAGCTACTAAAACAACTGCATTAGAAAAAACACTATTACCAGTATATGCAGGCCAATTAATAAAAGTTAATGTAGCATTACCTGATATTGTAAACTTTTGTACAGCACCAACTGATAAATCAATGTTAGCAGTTGACGACACACCGCTAGCACTATAAAGCGTTCCACTAAATTGTTGATATAATCCGTTGCTAAGTGTACTACCCAACATGTTATTAACCACAGGTTCCGATTGTGTAGCTAAATCAGCTTTAATTACTGCTACGGTTTGTAGTGCTGTAATTTCACTTTCAGCAGTATTAAAATTAGTTTGAATAGCGGCAAAATTAGAACGAAAACCTTGGCTATCGTTATCTTGTCCCGCTACGGGAAAGGTGGTTGAAATTGTTGATGGGTTTATTTGACTTGTCATACTGTTATCCTGTCGTCTCTAAATACAAGGTATTTATCGCTTGTATAACCCGTAACAGCAGAGATCGTGAATCTGTCTACGGTATAGTCTAATGTGTTAAAATTAAAGCCGCTATACTTGATATTTGACACAATAGCGGCGCTAGTTCCTGGTTTGCAGAAGCAAATTGGTACGCATAACACATAACCTAGTTGTTCTTTTGATCCTGTTGGCATACTACGCATCCATAAAGGCAAATAGTTACGTTCTGTTAATCCAACAGTACTTAATCGTTTTTGCCAATTTGTTACACTACTGTTAAAGTAGGTATCAGTATTAGGGTTACTAGCTTCGTATCCTGTGCTATCGATAGTAATGTTGTAGTCTGGGCGAGTATTTGATGGAGCTCCCGCAGTTAAATCACTAAGTTCAGTTGACCATATACTGTTACTATCGTCTACAGTGATAGTTTCTGGCTCTGTACTATTAGATCTAAATGATGCAGAAGGATGTAATCCGTTAGGTTCTGATGGATCTAACATTTGAATGTATACAACTTCATAAACATCTTGATTTGAGTTAGGATCAACGGCAACAGCAGTTTTTATACTTCCAAATTTAAATCTTTTACGCTTTACACCTAATCCCATTGCTCCTACGTATGCCGCCGCAACTTCAGTTTGTATGCCTGCATATACTAACATTTGTAAATTAGTCTGAACACCAAACGTTGGGTCATTGGTTCTGTAGATACTGCTAGGAGTAAAAATTGCAGTATTGTTAATAAATGCTTTCCAAGCACTTCGCTGTGTTGGAGCCAAGAATGGTTGTGTAGTAATATTACTATATGGTACAGTATTTGGTGTGGTAACTGTAACTGTAAATGTTTTTGTTAACGCACTATATTGATAAGAGTCGCTAGCAGTTACAGTAAATGTAAATGTTCTTCCGATAGTAGTTAGGCCATGATCAAAAGTGGTAGTTCCATTATTGAATGTAGTTAGTCCTAGTAATCCTGTAGTAGAATCATAATATTGATTTGGAGTTCCAACTAATTCTCCATCTAGATTTAAAGTTACTCCAGGTGGCAAATTTCCACTTGATAGGTAGTAAAGTACGCTAGTATTAGCCACATTGCTACTAGCAGAAACTGATAAAGTGCAAGGATATGCCGCAGGAATAGTTCCAAGATTGCTTGGAGAATTCCAAGTAATTTGACTAGTTACTGATCCTAAAATTGTTATATTAAATGTTCTGAAACTAAGAACAGTTTCAAAATTAGTTAACGATGCACTAGTTCTTACAGCAGTTATTGTAAAGTTATAAGAAGTAGTAATAGCTGGTTGATATGGAACACGCCCGTAAACTTCACCAGTGTTGATATCAAAGGTCGTACCTTTTGGTAGTTGGCTTAGTGAACCTATATAAAAAGATGTAAGATCGGGAGGAGCAACTTCTAAAGGTGTACTTAATGTTAATCTATATGAATTAGATCCTAGGCTGGCAACATTTGATATTTGATAAACTGTACCAGTCGCATTAGATATGTAATTGTCAAATGTTAAATACTGTCCAGCAGTTGGAGTTCCGGTTACATTAATAACTGTTAAATGAGTACCGCTGTATACCATTGTCGACCCTGTAAGGGTTAATGTGGCATTTGTTGACATTGTTAACGTATAAGAATTAGCAGTAAATGTTACTCCTGTTGGGGTTCCTGCAATAGTTGGAACTGCTGACCCATTAAAACTTGATGATAGTGTAAATGTTGTAAATCCGTTAGTAGCAATGATGTAATAAGTATTAGAAATATTTTTATCTAAATAATTTGATATCATTTTTGATACACCAAATGTACCTGCAACAACTATTTGTTGTCCAACAAACATTTGAGTAGATGCAAAAGCGCAACTAAATGTACCACCAGTTCCGGTGATTACAACATTAGATAATAAAACATCATGACTAACACTATTGATAACAGCACCACTAGGAATACCTGCACCTTGAATAGTTTGTCCTATACTGTATGCGTAAGCATGAGACACTCCGGTGACTACATTACTTCCGCTAGTAAGATTACCAGTGAATGTAATTGATTTTATATTGTCATACTGAGTTAATTTTTGTGTAACTGCATATACTTCGCAGTTAGTTGTTTCTAATCGGAATATAACATCAGCATTATCGTACAATAATACTGGTACAGTAAGATAGTTATTAGCTCTATAAGTACCTAAATTTGCATCTGACAGCCAAACGGGATTTCTAAGGAAACTAGAGTCAGCAGTAAAACTACCTGCAAATCCATCTCGGCTTATAGAGTCTGCACGGAATTGATCACTACCTAATACAAATATTTTAAAAATTCTTTGAGCAGATGTTATACCATCTGATACTGTAACTTTAAATTGATAATTTTGATTTAAGGTGCTAGGCAGTCTTACCTTAGAACTATAGTCCCAAGTAACATCGTCATATTGATATGTGTCAAATCCATCTGTGGGCACAATAGCAAAGTCGTAGCCTGCATCATCAAAATATGTTTCGTCAAATGTGCCATCACCATCTGTAACAGTAATTACAGTTTGAGGATTAGGCAATACATATCCGCTGATTACACCTGAGTCAGAAAGTGTTAACCCTGGAGGCAACAATCCATCACCGCTGGCAATAAAATATTTTAAATTTTTTCCAAGTACAGTGTTTTCATCAAATGCTTCAATTTGATAACTAACATAGTTTCCATCTAACGCATATAACTGGTGATGTACTCCAACTGGTAAATTACCAGCAGGAGTTTCAAATACTGGAGCATTTGCTCCGTTAATTTGGATAGTAAATGTTCTATCAGCAAACCCTGAACCATTAACTAATACACTTGCAATATTTTCAGTAATATTTACAGCAAACGTTCCATCACCGTTGTCTGAAACAATATAAGTTCCTGTAGGAATACCGGAACCAGTTAATGTCATACCCACTAAAAATGTTCCAGTAATAGTTCCACCTGGTATAAATTTTCCTGCATCAAACTGTGCGGCTGTTGAGTTAGCAGTTCCATTGGCTCTAATACAAAATTGATATGTTTGTATACCTTGAGTAACAAATGGACTACCGGTGATAACTCCATTTTTTATAGCCAAGCCTCCTGGCAACGCACCAGAAATTATAGTAAAGGTAAGATTAGTTGTAGTAACAGGTAGCGAAACACTAACGGCTACCTGTTCAGGGAATGGTTGTCCGTTATTGCTAAAATTGTATCCTGATGGTTTTGTCCAAATGTTTAGTGGCATAGTGTTAGCCTAATGCGGCGCTCATAGCGATTGCTAAAGATTTAAGATTTGTTCCGCCCACTGTTAATGTTCCAGTTACATTAACATTACTTACATTAGCAGTTCCAGTAATAATAGGGTTAGTCATAGCAGGGCTAGTGCTAGTTAATAATGTTCCACTACTTGGAAGTATTAGATTAGAATTACCTAATAAATTTAAAGTTAGACTATGATTACCTACAGTAATTAAATTACCGCTTAATACTAATTGATGATCCTGACCGTCTTGAACAAGATCGGCAGTTGTAATGTATCCAAAATTTATATGATCATTTGTAGTTGTAAAATTTGTACCAAAGTCCCATGAGTATCCGCCACTAGTTTGTCCATTGCCTGCAGGAATCATTGGAGCGGTTTCAAATCCAGTAGGGTTACTAAAAGACCCTAAGTCTACATTTAAATTATTATTGTCTATAAGGATGGATAACAAATTGTTACTGATGCGTTGATCGTATCCGTACACTGTTGTTTTACTATCCCCACCGTAAATGTAATTGTTATTTAGGTTTAAGTTATGCGATAATGTAGGATTTGGATCAGTTGAAAGAGTAGCAATTGATTCTAAATTTACAGTAGTAGCTGTATTTGTAATTGATACAGTTGCACCTATGCTAGTTAGACTTTTAAATTCTAAATTGCCATTAGTGGTGTCCTTCCAAATACCAGTACCAGATCCTACATTTGTAGCACCTGTTATAGTAGTACTTAACAGAGCAAAACTGTTATTAACTCGTTGAAATGCGGTACGCAAATCGTCACCTGTACCGTCATTTGCGTATGTTCCTAGTTGTACTGGTAGTAATAATTGTGTCATTGTTGCCGCTCTCTTTTAGTATTTATTAATAACTTGGGTACCATTTTGATGTACCGCCGTCGTATGTCATAATCATTGCTTTAGATACCACTGCGGTTGATGCTAGGGCAATATTTCCACTTGTACTAGTAGTCCATATTCCTGTAGGAATAAGTGTAATTTGCCCGCCATATGTTGCAATTCCGCTAGGCGGGGTAATGGTAGTAATTTGTGTAGTCCCTGATATAAATGTAATTGGGTTAGTTGGTGCAATAGTTGTTGCACTACCTATTGTTCCAGCGGTCTGTGCTGTGGCTACAATACCTACTGTGGTTGTACCGTTTAGAGTTGGACCATTATTGCTTAATGTGATATTAGTTGCCCCACCACCACTTTGTAGAGCACCATTAAATTTAACTGCGCCGTTATACGTAGTAACACCACCAATGGTAACTGATACCGTTCCGCTTGATCCAGTGCCAATATTGATATTAGTTGTAGAACCTGTTGCACCGTTAGTACCGATGTTTACTGTTTTAGTAATTGTATTTGCTACTGAGGCAGTATTAATGTTAGTTGTACTATTTGCACTTGTACCATTATATCCTAATGTTAATGTAGTAGCACCGTTAGCAAAAGTAAGAGTAGAAGCCGCATTAAGTAAAGCTACGCTTGTATTAGGAGTTGCAAAAATAGTACTAGTGCTAGCGGAACCGTCAATATTTCCAGGAATTGTAAAATTTCCTGTGTTACTTAACGTAGCAGTATAACTGCCATTAGTTAACGAATTAGATGTAAGAACTGCCCAACTTAAACTTGTTCCGTTTGTAGTTAATACTGCTCCGCCATTATTAGTCTGGCTTGGTATAGATGTGACATTAGAAGATAATGCATAAGAACTTAGTGTACTAGTTAAACTTGTCGAAGTTACGTAACTAGTATATAAATCTGTAAAATTAGCATTTATTTTAGTAAACGCAGTACGTAGCGGATCGCCAGTACCATCGTTGACTGTAGTTCCTATATTGATTGTTTGTTGTGTCATTAATTTCTCCCTACAGCAACTTCAATGATTCCAGCTTCGCCGTAATCTTTATCTTGTAATGCCTTACCAATAATAGCACCTAGTGTCGGTGTCAATGCTTTAACAGCGTATCCTGGGGTTGCACTAGTTGTCAACATGTCACCTTTCTTAACACGGCCAACAACTTTAACTGGAACACGTCCGGCTAGTGCTACAAGATTTTTCAATCCTGGACATTCGTCATACATTACAAACGCTGCCTTATCTGTATGACTTACTACCCCTGCTAGGCGTGTGTCGTTTATTTGATCAGTAACTGTAATCTCTTTATCACCGCCAAATACAACTACAGTACCTACTTCGTATTCAGCATCACCTTCATAATACTCAGCTAAGTCAGCGGAGTATGTAGCAGTTAATGTTGAAGTTCCATAAAGTTTAAATTGTCCATAGAAGTATGCAGTATTAGTTGTAACTAGACTTCCAGCATACGCACCAGCAACAATATTATTGGTAAAGAAATTAGCACCACTAACGTCAACGCTTCCCCCACTACCTAAAGTAATTTGTGAGTTAGCACCAATGTTCATTGTGGTACCTATACCACCACCAAGTGTTATATTACCTGTACTAGAACCACTAACGGTAGCCCAAGTATAACCTCCAGGTGCTTTGTGATTAAACACACTACCTGTGCTGTTATAACTTAGTGCGTTATTGCCACTGATACTTAATCCAGTTACGTCAATAAATCCAGTACTTGAATCAGAGTATGGAATAGTACTTACGCCATGAATTGTACTATAAGTTAATGTACCATAGCTAGTATGGAAACCAGTTGGAGTAGCACCAGCATAACCTGAACTACCGTTACCTCCTGTTGTACTACTAATGTACATAATACCAGGAGTTACAGTTCCAGCAGTTGCAAATTTATCATTAGTTATAGCATTACCATAAATGGCAACATTGTTAAAACTAACAGTATTAACAGGAGCCGCATTACCTGAAGCAGTTCCGTCAACAGTTCCTAAGTTACCAACTAGCGTACCTTGAGGTTGGTAAGTTAACTTACCTGGTTGAATACCAGTTGTAGTTGAAGTAGAACCTACTAAATCAATCCAACCATATGTTGATGTAAACACATTGCTGTTAAACTGAGCTAAACCAGTAGTGCTTTGTGTATAGCCTGTTGGAGCAGTAGCAGTACTAGCAGTGGCAAATTGCATCAACAATTTACTTTGTTGAATTGCTGCCGCGCTGTTAACCATGCTATCAACAATACTGTTTGAATTAATAATGTTTGTTAGTGTAGAACTAGCAGAATTATATGTCCAGTTACTACTATTACCAATAATAGTACCAAGCGTCGTTGCAGATCCGCTAGTGGTATTACTATAACTTACATTACCTGTACCGGCACTAAATGTACTTGCAGTAACAACATATATACCGTTATATCCTGTTGGAACCATTCCGTTGACAATAATAGTTTGTCCTACAACATATTGACTAGTTGAAGCGTAGTAAGTTAATGTTGCAACAGAACCTGTACCACTTGCTCCTTGAACTGCTACAACTGGGTTAGATCCTTGAGGTATAGCAATATTTCTCCAACGAGTTGTTAGGAATGTTACTTGATTAGCAGATGCAGTACCATTAGAAAGTACAAGATTACTTCCATTTAATGTAGAACTAACTGTTATTTGGTTAGTACCAGTGTTAACACTAGTGATATAATAAGTACCAGCGGCCAATCCAGATGGTTGTAATGCTGATCCAGTAAATGTAATTGTATCACCAATTGTTAAGTTAGTAGTTGAAGTAACGTTAATTACGTTTGAATTTTGTGTTGTAGCAGTTGCACTACCTGTTGTAGTATCATATATTAAAATATTTCCTACAGCTGGTGTTGTAAGCTCTACGTCTTTTAATCCGCCTAAGTAAGCAGTAGCATCAACATACGTCTTATTAGCGGCATCAGTTCCGTTAACTGGAGTACCAACGTTAATGATGTTGTTATTACCCATGTTTAAGTTAGACTTCATAGATAATGAGCCACTTAACGGTAAGAAGCCAGGACCAATTAAATTACTTGCGGTAGTTGCCGCGCCAGTATTTGTTAATCCTAAACGATCATTAATGTAACCAATGACAGCAGTTTGTGTTGGTACTACGAAGTCAGAATCTTGACTCATTGAAGCGTCATTTGAGAATTCTGTAATTGTAACACCTTGTTTGAAACCTAAACCTGTCAAGTTACTTAAAGCAATTGAAGCACTAAATGTAACAGTACCTGTACCTTGGTCAACAGTAAAATACTTACCAACACGGAAGATACCGTTTTCGTCAGTACTCATGTAGAATACACGACCAACAGTTTCTTCAACAATTTGATTTCCTGGTTTAGCTGATATAGCTGGAGCACCAAAGATTGTATTTGGGTAGTTAGAAGTGTTGTAACCGCCAGTACCGATTAACAAGAAGTCATGTCCTGTAGCACGGCAAGTACTGATGTTAACAATAATCTGTCCTGTTGATTGTGCAGGATAACCAACCTTCAATGCTGTAGTTGTAGTAAACGGTTTACTAATACCTAAGTTTGAACTAGAGCTTGTAGTTGCTTCTATGCTTACGCTTGCTGAACCTGTGAATGATCCAGGGTTGTTTGGATACTGTAATTGTAAACTTGAACCAGAACCGCCAGTACTGTTTACGCACAACCATGTTCCGTTAAATGCTACGTTAATACTGTTCCATACTCGATAGTAAGCACCTGGAGTAATAGTCATAGTTGCTACAGTCAATGTAGCAGTATAAGTTCCTGAACCTGAACCTGACACACTTGCATTGCTGATAGTGTAACCAGTAAAGGTATTGCTACCTCCAAAGGTAAAGTTAGTTGCTACCCAGTTAATTGCAAGTCCGGTAATACTACCAGTACCGCTAGATACTGGAACAAATGCACTACCAAATTGCGAAGTGCTAATTGTAAACTGTGTACTACTGTAAATGCTTTGAATGTAGTATGTAGTTCCTACTGTAGCGGCAGCTGTTGATGATGCTGGAACACCTGCAACAATATATCCTGCTTGAGATGAACTAGAAGTAGGTAGTGTGAATATAATTTGGTTGCCTACTATTAATCCAGCAGTTGATGTAACTGTTAACAAGTTACTTGTAAATTGAATTCCAGTTAATACTCCACCAACTGTAGGGCTTAAATTAGATGTAATAGATGCTACTTCACTTCTTGCAGTTGGATAACCTACTGCAATTTGTGTAGTATTACTTGATCCTGTGATAGTTGCACTGAATGGTGTAACACTAGACATTGTTACATTAAATGTTGCACTACCATAACTTGGAGTAATAGTTGGAGCTGAAGTGTAACCGTAACCACCGCTAACAACTACCACAAGTGAGTTAATAGTTTGACTTACAGAGTCAACTGTACAGTATGCTTGTGCAAATATGCCATGAGTTGAATCAACGCCACCACCACTGAATGTTAGTGTAGGTGCTGTTGCATATCCGTTATTACCAAGAGTGTTAACTGTAATGCTAGCCACTGTTAGAGGGAACGTAGCAGTAATACTTGCACCTGGCGGTAACCAACATGCAGGGCTTACTACAAATGTGTTTCCAGTACTTGATATTGATTGAACAATACAGTTAGGAGGTATAATTGCACCAGTTGTACTACTAGATAGGATCATACCTACTTGTAAGTTTGTTATACTTGAAACACTAATTGTTGTTTGACTAGTGTTACCTACAACTTGATATGTACCATTGTACGATGCAGTACTTTGTCCGCTAATTGCAATGTAACTATCTACTGGTGGTAACACTGGTGTTGGGTTAGCACTAGTTTGTGTGTTAGGAACATTATAGGTTACGTATTCGTAACTGGTGTTATTAACGCTATATTGAGAACTAACAAATGTTAAAGCACCTGCTGAAACATTAGATCCTGCAAGGTTGTATATTGGGTTTGGATCAATAGTTATATAAGACTGTTGATTCGTACCAAACGATAATGACGCACCAGCTGTTACTGAACTTACAGTTCCACTTAGTGTTACAGTATAATTACCACTGCCGTTTGGACCACTTACCGCAGTAACATAAACTGCTTGCCCGGTAAATCCTGTTCCTGTGTTGTTGTATACATAGGTATATTGGTTGCTTGCTATTACACTTGGAATAATAGTTCCTGTTACGCCACTAACAGTTAGTGTAGGAGTAACAGAAGTTCCTCCACTTACATAAGTTGCTGTAGCAACTAATACAGGTGGAGTGTAACTAATAACACGATGTACACGACCGTTATAAGAAGTAATGTATGTTCCTGTATTAAGTTGTGATATTGTTATTGATTGTGAAAGCGGACTAACAGCAATCTTATTATCACCAACTTGAGCACCTAATGTCTTAACAGCAAAGTATACAAATCCAACAGGAGTAATGCCTGATGTAGGAACTGCACTTAATGTAATTGTGTAATTGCCTGCACTTGGGCCTGATACACTAACAACTGTCTGTGTAGTAAATCCTAATCCACCAACAGTCATGCCTTGTGCAATAGTACCAGATACACTTGAAACAACAAGGGTAGTAGATGAAATACTTGATACTGTAGCACTAGCATATCCTGTTAGATACGGAGTAGGATCAGCTGTACCAACAGTGATCGGATCAGTAGCCAACTGATAATAGTTAAATGATGAGTCAGTTTGAATAATTGATGTAGTTTGAACTACATTTGAGAATACAATAGTTTCGCCTACAGTTGGTTGTGTAGTAGGAGTACCAGTTAATGTTACTGCATAATCTGAACCACTAATAAACGAAACGCTATAAACAGTTAAGGTACCGGTAAATCCAATACCACTTATCACTTGTCCTGCGCTAATAGTTCCAGACCCAAGTGTTACTCTGATAACAGCAGAACTAGTAGCGTTACTTGTAGGACTTACGTAGGTTGCAGTAGCACCGGTTGTTAATTGTGTTAAAGATTCACCTGTTGATTCGATTAAGTTATAAGCAATAACTCTATAAACAGTGGCCAAGTTATTTGAATACTGGAAGCTAGTACTTGGGCGAGTTGGATGTACAGTTGCAACATTTAGAACTTTTTGGTTTTGTAATGCACGGATTGTAACTAACTGTCCATCATACAATGGGTATTGTAATCCGCTGGTACTTGTACCACCAGTACCTGATGTACTAAAACTTAGTTGTAATACGTCTTCTCCATTAATTTGAATACCAGCATGTTGAACGTTTGCTACTGAATAACGAGTAATACCACCGCCTGCTAGACTGTGATCAATTTCAATTTCTGAATTGTTAAATGGTGTGTATTGATATCCAATAACCCATACACTTAACGCAGGAGTTGCCGCTGTTGGAACCATATAGCCAGCAGTAGAACCTTGTTTATAAACACGAGCAGTTTGTATTTGGTTGCTAGCTAAAGTAACAACGTTTGGTATTTGAGTCTGATCATAACCAGTAGCACGTAGTCCGTAGTCACCGTTTGAGTTAGACCCAGCAACAGAACGGATCTGAGCACCATTCAACGCCCAATATGCAGTATGGTTATAGTAAGTAAAGGTTGAAACTTGTTCTGTTAAACCGTTATTAGTTGCTAATACACCGTAACCTAAATCGTTAACTTGTGTATAATCGTTTGCCAACATTGAACGGTTACCGCCCATCTCAATTGGAATATTTAAACCTCCACCTTGGTCGATATACGATACTAAACCAGACGATGTTGAACCAATTAGGTTAATAGGACTGACACCGGATGCAACTACTTGAGAAGCATTTACGGTCCATGTGCTAACCCCAGTTGATCCGCTACCAGTTAAGTTGGCAGTAATTGTTGTACCTGAAGTTATACCATTTCCAGAAATAACCATACCAGAAACAATAGTTCCACTTTGTACACTTGTTACATTTAATGTTGTTCCTGAGATATAACCACTGAATGATGCAGAACTATATGTTCCGATCATAGTAGATTTCTGAGCTTCAATAGTTGAGAAATCAGTAAGGCTAACGTATGGACTATATCTACCAAGTGCATTAACCGATGATAACTGACCACCTGTAAATGTAATTACAGTACCGTCAATGTTGTTACTGTTAGTTGTAGGCGAAGTTACAGTAGCAGCCGAGCTAATTGTAATTGGACCACCTACGTTTGCAGTGTAGTTGCCAACTGCTCCGCCTGTGAACGCAGATCCGTTTGATGGAGTAGTAGTTAACGCATACGTTACTTGAGTAGTTGTTGCAGATAATACTGTAGCTGTTACGTTATATGCATTTGGAGTTATACCAGTAACAGTTAATGTTGAACCTACAGTGAACGGAACAGTTGCTTGAGCGGCATAGGTAAGTGTTGCAATACTATTTGTACCAACTCCTGTAGCTGTAGCAGTTGCCCCAGTAATAGTAATACTTGCACCATTAAGAGCAGTAATATAAGCACCTGCAGGGATACCTGTTCCTGTAATATATGTATTAGCAGTAGCTGGTGTAGTTAATCCTGGAATCCAAGAAACGTTTTGTATTACAGTACTACCGCTAGTAACAGTACCTATTGCGGACCAATTGAAAGATCCATCAGTTGCATAATCAATTAGATAACCAATTAGTGTTGCAATTCTAGTTTGTTCAGCTGTTGGTGCGCTATAAGAATACGTATATGTTGTACGATCTTGTGTTAGGTTATTACCACTTGTAGGAGTAATTGCTTGATTAATAACAACTGATTGCAATACTTGATTAAGTCTTACAAATGATGCTAAACAAATTGCTTGTACACTAACAGTACTGTTACCAATAGTAATTTGTAATTCGCTAGTACCGCCACTATAGTAACTTTGAGCAATATCATACATCATGCTGTTGCTATTGTTACCTGCGTTATTGAACACAATATCGTAGGTTAATGCATCAATAATATAGCCAATATCTCGTTGACTCTTGATAGCACTATAAGCCGCGTTGGCACTAATATTAAAATTATAAGCAATCCAAGCTGTAATTTCTTGTTGTATAAATGCTTTGTTTATTTGTAAAATATTCTTTACAGCTAGTTGATTAGCTGTAGTATATGTGCTAGTTGTAGTTGGCCAAACAATAGTTGGCACATAACTTAAACCGTTATTAAGAATATTTGTTATTGTATTTAAACTAGACTTAATATTTGATAAACTACCGCCACTTACTGCCGGAGCATTCAAGTTTCCAATTTTTGTTCCAACATAAGTGATTCCTTGACTAGTCAATGATAACGCTAGTCCTGTAGGAATATTTTGTGGTTGAAGTAATGTTAATCCTAATTTAGCACTTTGATAATTTGTACCTAATGCTAAATCGTATGCCACTGCATCGATAACAGTGCCAAGTACAGTACTAATAGTTGAGTAACTATTTCCAAATGCAGTCAATGGACTAAATGGAGTAGACGCATCTAATACCATTACAGTTTGAGGTAATGAGAATGTGTAAGTACCAGCCGCTTGTGCGTTTAGTGCTGTGGTTAACAATATAGTTGTTGAGCCATTCCAAAGAGGATCAACGTAAGTATAAGCAGGAACACCGTTACCTGTGACTAGCATTCCTTTAGCAATACCACTAGCTGAATTTACAACTAATGTTAAAGAACCACTTGCACCACCTGATGCGTATGAACTTTGAACTTGTTGTACAGCCTGTGTATAACTAAGAATTTCATTAACTTGATATCGATTACCTTGAACAAAGAATGAGCACGGTACTTGCGGAGCACGAACATCTAAACCTGTATTTTGTGTTCCAGTAACTGTTAGACTTACACCTGCAACTCCGTTGACAGCATTTACAGAAGTAATATTACCTGATAGTCTTCCAGAAAATCCGTCAATAAATTGTCCACCTGCAAAGCGTGGTTCGTTAATACTACCTGAGAAACAACCAGATTCTTGAGCATATGGAGACTTGGCTTTAATTTGTCCATTAGGATCAAGTACCATCATAAAGCCGCCATGGCCTTGTCCTGAAATTAGACGAACACGAGTAGCATCATTTACTAAGAACATGTCAATGTTCTTGTTGTTTAAAGGTGTTGAATATACGTTTTGTGGATCAGTTAGATAATGATATCCATATGGCAATCCGCTAAACAAATGCCAGTATCCGGATGCCATTACAGTTGGACTTGCGTCTGCTGAATTAAATGGATATCCTTGTAATACGTTAGCAAAAATTACATTACCGCTGACATTGGTAACTTGTGCTAGACCAGTTACTGCAATTAAATTAACAGGAGATCCGCTAGATCCTGCTGTTAGTGTGTTGTTTAAATACCATGAAGTAGAAGCACTTGTTTGAACAGTTGATCCACCTGCTGTAGTGCCAGTAATATAAGTGCCTGCTGGGATTCCAGGCCCAATAATGTATTGACCTACAAAGTTAGGAGCAGTATATGTTGAAGTATATCCGTTGTTAGCACCAGTAATTGTTCCTGAAGTAACACTTGATACTGTTAAAGTATTGCCACTAATGTATCCAGTAAACAATGCAATAGCATCAGTTAAGATTAAATTAACCCAACTATTTGGAGCAGTACCACTACCTAGTGTACCAGTTATAGAACCACTAGTTGCACTTAAGGTTAATGAAGTGTTAGCTGATACAGCATAATCAATACCGCCACGGCCTAAACTTGGAAAATTAATTTGACCTGTTAATAAATTATCAATGACTGCATCGCGATAGAAGAACGTATTAACCCATGGACTTTGACTAATTCGATTTGCCGGGCGCACAATCGTACGGCGGAAATCATCACCTGCGATTGTACAGTTTTGTGGTAACTTGATTGGGAAATCTTCATAGTAGATACCGCTTTCAACATTAATAGTAATTTGTAAACTTGAAGTAGTTGCACCAAAGTCTAATGTTTCATTTAGCTGGAAGAAACCTGGCTGAGTTAATTGAACAACGATTGTATCGTAACTTGACAATGTTCCTTGTGTGTAGCTAACAATAACACCTTGTGCTCCACTGGTATTACCAATTAAAATTTGTCCTGGAAGAATGTGAACGTCACCTGGCGCACCTTGATCAACGTAACCACGTCCACCGTTAGCAAATGTAATACTCCACAAACCTGTACCAAAACTTGGAGTTGGAGCTGATCCAACACCGTTGGTAATAATACCTAACATGGTTGCATACAATGTTTGTAGTTGGCTTGTTGCAGAACTAGCACCGCCAAGTCCTGAATTAAACGATGCAGGATATTGTGATATTTGTGATTGGTAACGTAATGCTGAAACTTGATTTAAAACTTGTATTGCTAGTGTTTCAGCATATTTCAATCCGTCAACAGTTTCAGCATACTGTGTACCGATAGCTATTGTAGCCGCTGATGCATTTTTATAGTATGACTTACCTGCATTAATTGATTGATATGTACCACCAGTTAATAAGTCAATAGCCATTGCATCAATTACATAGCCGACGTCTCTATAACAAGTGGCTTGATTGTAAGAGAAACCACCAACATACTTATTAGCCATATAAGCTAAAATATTGTTAGATATAGTTGATGCTTGATTAATAACAATCTGTGTTGCGTTGTATAATTGAGCGTTAGTAGTAACATAAGTAGCCAACGATGGGTATGTTGGAGTAATTGTAGCTCCTGCAATTACTGGTTCAATAATTGACGAGAACAATGTAGTAATTGCACCTGCGGCAAATGCGTGTGGTGTGTCAAAACTTGTGCTAAATGTTTGAGCAAGGATTGCTCCAACTTGTGTTGTAACAGCATTATCTTCTGAAACTTTTGTAATACTGTCTAGCAATCTAGCAATAACTGTATTAACGCCACCGTACCAAATAGAATTTTCTGATCCACCCTTAGCAAAGTTTAGCATGATCTGATTAGCCGCATACCATGAAGCAGAACTAGATGCTACAGTAGCAGTAGTAGATGCTAAATCATAAGCAACTGCTTCAGATAGATATACAATACTATTTTTAAATGCAGTTATACCTTCAGCAGGAATAAATCCGCTGTGATTAATAGTTGCATACAAGTATGCATCTTCTGCTAAGAATTGTAAGTTTGCCAATATACCTGCGGCAGCATTGCCATATGTAGAATATGTTTGGCTTGGCATAAATGGTGTTGGACGATTATAAACTGTCGCAGTACCTGTGCCAGATGTTGATACTAATGTCTTTTGAGTTGCATTTCCAGCTAATGGATTAGTTGTACTAATTGTAAATTGATTATTAACACTATCAATAGAATAGATGTAGTATGTTCCGCCATTAGTTCCTGCAAGGTTAACACTACCTCCCCACACTTGGGCAAACGTAATTGGTTGTCCTACGTATAAATTATAAACATTGTTTGTTGAGAATGAAGAAGTGTTAGTTCCAGTAATTGGAATTTGTGCTGTTCCTACACCGTAGGTTAATATTTGATTAACTGTTTTGAATAAACTAGAAACATCAGCAGTTAATGAATCATTATTAATAATGCTGTACTGTGCTTTAAGTTCAGTATCGGCAGCTAAAGCCCAAGCAGTTGGATTAAACAACTGTGTGTAACTATAAATTGTTCCAGTTGATGGAGTAGTTGGGGTTACTAGACTATAAGTTGTAGCCGCAACAGATTCACTACTGCTACTAACAATAATTTGTATAGTTGTAATATTTGCAATAATATTATTGCTTAATGTGTCATTTGCAACTACGTGATTTAATGTTTGGTTAGTATACTGAGGTACTGTAGTTTGATATAATACAGTACTGTTAGTACCTAATGGTGTATTGGTTAATACATTTGCAACTAATGTTTTTAAGTAAATTATTGAAGCAATGGTTGCTGATTTTTCTTGATCCTGGAATGTATCAACGCTATAACTAGCCGCCCAGTATTGTAGACCTGCATATACACTTTGACTGTTACCACCGTAGATTAAATCATATACCAATGACCATACTATGTATTGTATATCGCGTTGGCAAGTAGATTTACTATAAGCTAATGAAGGATACTTACTGGTTAAGTAAGCAACAATTTCTGCTTGCAAGAAGGCAACGTTGTTTAATAATAATGATTTAGCATCAGTCTGTTCTATAGTTGTTGAACTGATTGATGGGTATGTTGGTGTTGATGCTGTTCCTGTTTGTATTATTGCTTCAAGATTAGTAAAGTATGGAGCTATCAATGTTCCTTGACCGTTACTAGATCCGATGGTAGTTAAGATAGTGGCTTGTAATTGATTCAATACAAAAACCATTTCAGAAGAGCTAACACCAATTCCGTAATGATTAAAATTTAATCCTGCAATAGTAGTTTGGAAATTTGAACCCAATAGTAAATCGTACTGTAATGCAGAAATAATCTGGCTAACATATTGCTTTAATAAAGGTGTACTGTAAGAATACGTAGCAATCTGTGTTTGAATTTGATTAATTGCGTCAGTAACTTGTGCCAATTGGTTAGCAACAATATTTTGATTTACTGAAGATTGATTGAACAAACTAGTAACATAGGTTACAGTATTAAAGTTTGAACCTAAAATAGCATCGTACCCAATGCCTTGTGTGATGTTATAAAGTAAATTATAAAATCCAGTGTTTGAAAACTGACTAACATACTTTTGGTTAATGTATGCAATAGTTTCTGTTTGAATAAATTGCTTGTTGTCTTCTAGAAGTGTAGCCGCACTAGTATAGACACTATTGCCATTATTACCAGTTGCTCCTAATCCAGCCGCATTAACAATTGATTGAGTTTGAATAGCGTTCTGAGTGTAAGTAATAGTTTGACGATATGGGCCCGGCTCTAATTGACTTAGAGACATTAAGCTATCTGCTTCTAAACATGCCGCACTAATAGTTTTATATGCATATTGCCATGCACGACCTTGACGTCCAGCTGGCGTAAGAGTTTGGTTATCATCACCTGTTGTAGAAACATACAAGTTTACTGAACTGTAAAATGTATTATTATCAACATAGTATTTTGTAGCCGCTTGTAAGTCCGAGCTTGACTTAGGAGTTCCAAATCCTGATAATGGTGCTGGATGATCGCTAAGAGTTAATGCACCAGTCATAGTGTCACCACCACGGTACACTGTATCTTTACGTTGCATTACTTCAGTAGTCAAGTAATTACTTGTGTATGAAGCGTTATAATCACTATCGCTAATTTGCGGAACTAATGGTTGTGAGCGAGTTTTAAGAGCCGCGCTAACGGTATAAGTGCCCGCAACAGGAGCAGACAACACTTGATTAAGATTGCTAAAATTACTACCAACAGCCGCAACAAAATTTTGAACACCGTAGTTAACTGATACAGGTAAACGTCCAAGTGTAGTAGGAGCACCTGAATAAACAGAGTTAAATGCATTAACTAGTGATGAACTAGGATCTACAATATTACCAATGGTATAAAGACTGTTGGCATTAATACTTTGAATAAGTGTAGGACTAGTATCATCAATTAGCTTAGATGCTGTAGCTTTAATATCAATAGTATTTTCAGTAAAGGTAATGGCTAAGTTACCATCGGAGTTAGTTAAAGTTCTTGCAGAAAGACTTGTTCCAGTAGCGTTTGCAGTAATCAATTGATTAGCGGCATAGCTAGTTCCGTCACCTAGCCCTGCTAAAGTTAGTTTTCCACCTAATCCAAATATTGCATAAAGTTCAGTAAAGTTACTGTTAACTTTATTAAACGAATCACGAATGCTGTCGCCAGTTCCGTCGTTACCTTGAATACCTGTATTAATTATTTGTTGTGTCATTTATTAAACTCCGAAACTGCTACCGCAGCCGCATGTTGTTGTTGCATTAGGATTCTTTATTACAAAACTACTGCCCATTAATTCTTCTTTATAATCTATTTCAGCACCTGTAAGATATTGCATACTCATACTATCTACAAGTATTTTGTAATCATCTAGGGGGATTTCAAAGTCATCTTCGTTGATTTCTTCGTCGAGTGTAAAGCCATAACTGAATCCACTGCATCCTCCACCTTGTACAAAGGTACGTAATGCTACTTTAGGATTGTTTTCTTCAAGTAAAATGTCCTTGATTTTTGTTTTTGCAGACTCGGAAATAGTGATCATAATTGCCTCTTTGTAATATTTATCAAAGCGTTTTATAACCTTAATGTAAATACAGTTATGTATATCAGAACAGAAGTCAGACAAAACCACTATGTGCGTAGCAGTAACCGTGGCAAAACACACACCTATGTGCGTGAAAAACAAGTATTGGTATTTAGATGTGACTGTTGTACAGAAGTGTTTACTCGAGATAAAGGATCAATGGATCCAAAAAGATTAAACAATAATGTATATCACGTATGCAGTAATTGTGATGCTAAGAAATTTGCCCAGGCTAAAGGCGTAGAAAGTCGTAAAGTTTGGAGTATGCCTGCTAGTAGTCTTAAGACGTTAGACCAACTTTAGTTTCGTGTATCAGGTGGGCTATGTATATAAGTAACATTTAAGTTATGAGTATCGGCTCCATTAGTAACACCAATA